GCTTCTTGCGCTGTGGCTGCTTCTTGCATTTGTGGATCGCCTTCTTGCCCTGTGGCTGCTTCCTGCCCTGTAGTGTCTTCTTGCGCTTGTAGATCGCCTTCTTGCGCTGTGGCTGCTTCTTGCTCTGCGGCTGCTTCTTGCGCTGTGGCTGCTTCTTGCATTTGTGGATCGCCTTCTTGCGCTTGTAGATCGCCTTCTTGCGATGTGGCTGCTTCTTGCGTTGTGGCTGTGGCTGCTTCTTGCATTTGCGGATCGCTTTCTTGCGCTGTGGCTGCTTCTTGCATTTGTGGATCGCCTTCTTGCCCTGTGGCTGCGTCTTGCCCTGTAGTGTCTTCTTGCTCTGCGCCAAGTTTTTCTTCTTTCTCTTGAGAGGTTGCAACTAAGGGTTGATCTCCTTTAGCTTTTTCTAAATGTTTATCTTTTCCTCCTTTTATATTTTTTAAAGATTTACTCCTTAAATTGACGTGCTGATTTTTTCTAAATGATTTATTTTTTTCTAAATCCGTGTTGCTGGTATACCTTTTAAATGTTTGTTTATTTTTTTCATACAATTTTGATATTTTACCTCTTGTTAATTTCATTACTATATAAATAATTTATATTTTTATTTATATACTTATATTAATGAGTACAATAGATATAAATAATGCAAACATTACCGGAGATTGCAATTTGAAATGTTCATATTCATTTGATTATCAAAATAGTTCTACAGTCGCAACAAATACCGGATTTAGTGTAAGTCTTACTTATGATAAAGCAAATGTATCTCCAGTAATTTATAATGCAAATAAATATGAGGTTAGCTCAATAAATATTTATGCCCCTTCCATACATACATTTGATGGCAGTCAAGCACCCGCTGAAATTGTAATATTTCATAAACCATCAGTTTCTGGATCACCTTTAGCAGTTGCAATCCCTTTCATTCCGCGCGAGAATAGAGACTCATCTTCTTTAATATTAGCACAAATTATTTCCGCAGTAACATTCAATGCACCTGCAAGTGGCGAGTCAACAAATATAAATACCGCCGACTTCAATCTAAATGATGTTGTTCCTGGTAAAACACCTTTTTTTTCATATACAGCAAATAATTCAACAGATTGGATTGTGTTTAGTCTAGACCATGCTATAATTTTAGAAGCAGATATTTACACAAGATTAACAAACATAATAGATCCGCCTCCTTCTAGTATTATTCCAGAATCTGGTCCAAATTTATTTTACAACTCTTTTGGATCAGTACATAGCGTTGGAGGATCTGCTGGTGATGATCAAATATATATTGACTGCCAACCAGTGACAACTTCAAGTGAAGTTGTTGAGGTTGTAAATACAAGACCTGATATTTCGTTTGACCTAATGAATAATCCAACATTTATGTTAATTTTAAGTGTAGTTATTGGATGTTTATTATTTATTATATTTTTTTTCGCAATTTATAATGGTATAAAATATTTCTTATCTAGACAGCGAGCAGCTGCAAGTATAGTTCCAATTATTAAAAAATAAATAGCTATTTCAATTTACACCCTTGAAGATTTAAAATGGGACAAATTTTAAGTTTGTTTTTCTATTTTTATTATAGGAATGACGCATAAAAGTGAAGATTATAAAATTTCTGCTGTTAAATATTACCTTAAAAATAAAGATAATATTAGAAAAACCTGTAAAATTTTTGATTGTAAGAAATCTACATTACAAAGATGGATACACAGATATAAAACTACTAAAAACATCACAAGAAGAAACCGAAAACCTATATCTTATAAAATTACAAAACAACAAGTGAAAAGCGCGTTAGAATTACTAAAGAATAACGAACAATTTACTATGAATGAATTAGTTGCTGATATAAAAAAGAAATATCCTACATTTGATATTACGCCACAACATTTAGGACAGGTTATTAGGGATAACAACAAGACAAGAAAAAGAACAAGACATGAACATTTTCCAAAAGAAAGATACAAGAAACCGATTGATAAAGCAACTGAAATGAATATTTTTTTTACAAAGGTTCGTAAATTTCCAATCAATAAAATTATTTGTTTGGATGAAACAAGTGTTGGTTCTGCGTTGAAACCAACTTATAGCAGATGTAATTTAGGTAAGCGTTGTATAATAAAAACGTCTAATCAATTTGTATTCCGTAAATTTACCTTATTAGTAGCAATCAATAATTCAAAGTGCGTTGGTAAAGAAATGTATGAAAAGGGCGGTATGACAAAAGAAAGATTATTAGAATTTTTAGAGAAGTATATATTTCCCAATTACAAAGACCATCTTATAATCTTGGATAATGCTGGTAGTCATAATAATGAACTAATAAAGAATGCGATTGTAAAAAGTGGAAATAAATATTTATTTTCTGTTCCTTATACACCTCGTAGCAACTTACCAATAGAAGCATATTTTAATCAAATAAAAAACACTTTGAAAAAAGATAGAAATGTTGAAAATTACCAACAATTAGAAAATAATGTAAATAAAGCAATTGAAAAAGTAAAACCTGAAAATTATAAGAACTATTTTGAATATGCTTATAACTTGAAAGAAGGGACGAATTTACAAAGAAAACCATCTACAATAAGACGAAAATTAAAAATTTATAAATAATATACTTAAAATTTAGATAGTTTAAGTATATATCCCATTATGAGATTAAAAAGTGAATTATATCAAAAAGAACAACATGAAATCGTGGAGAAAATTATAACCATTTTAGATTTGGAAAATAAGAACGCATACACTCTTTATGAATTAGATAATAATGAAGAAATACAAAAACAAATCATGGAACTAATACCTGAAATAAGAAAATGGTTTTCTTTTAATAATATGAAGGCAGTTGGAGAACCAAGTAAAAGAAAACGACCTTGGTTATGTATTATAAAACAACTATTAAAAGAAAAATATAATATTGAAAGTAAAGATTTTCAATTTACAAAAGATGGAAAATATATTAGAACACATACTTATAACTTTACTAAACACTAACTTGGAACTCTTACTTTTTTCATTAATGGTCTTCCACTTTCAATTAGTTCTTTAGATGGAGCACCCATAGATTTGAAATATTTTTTATAATTTTTTATAACATGTTCAACCGAATTGTCTTTTGCTTTTGGGTATAGATAGATTTCATAAGCATCTTGAGATAAATTACTTGATAACACTGCCTCTATTTCTTTATCGTCATCAAGTTTATTATAAAAATTAGCCGATTTTTGGGTAAGTGGATTTGGTGGTTTAACATATTTGTGTTTTCCGTTTCTATAAATAACTACAACATATTTTGCACTTGCCAAATCTCGCCAAAATTTTTCAAGTGGTTTATTTTTACCCCATACTGATGTAGGGTCTTTCCACATATCTAAAACTCTTTTTGATACTTTTTTAGCAGTTTTATTATGTATCTTTTTGGTTTTTCTTGTTTTTGCTGTCATGCTTTCTATAATTATAGAAAAAATTTAATTTTTTAAATTACTATTTATTCGTTAAATGACTTAAAATAAAATCTTTAGGAATAATATAGAATGTCTGTAAAAGAAAAACCACCTGACGACTTTTTCAAAGGAATTAAGATTTCCTTAAAAAGTGTATTGAAACACCCTGATGTAAATTTACCAAAAATTACAAATGCTGTTATTAAGTGTAATAAAATTGTCATCCAAGTTCTTATGTTTATGAAACTTTTTTTATTAGACCATTATGATAAGCATAATAAGCTACCAATTATAAATGATGAATTTATCAATTCTTGTATGAAAATATTGTGTAATGAAAAAACAACTGGAAGACCACCTAAAAAGGAAATCAAAGAACTCAAAGATACTTTGAATGCATTTTACAAAAGCGATTTTCAACCGCTTATTCAAAACGAAAACTTGGATTATACTCATATGAATACCATTTTGGATTATCTTACAATTGATATTCTTACGATGTATGAGAATAATATTAAGTTTCATTATGTTGAATATGTTGAACGATATGTGAATGTACTTTGGAAAAAGAAATTTATTGTAAGTAAAATAAGAAAACTCAATATAACGCAAAAAGAAAAGGAACAGCGAGTAAGCAATCTTTGTAGTCAATTAAGAAAAATTAAAACAGATTTGTTGAATATTGAAAGTACAAATTACAAATCTCACTCTATGTATCATAAATGGATAAACGAACAAAAGAAGTTTATAACGCCTAATAAAGAGGAATACAAAAAGAACAATATTGTGTATGACTTAATGTTTAGACCTATGGACTATTTTCCTTGTATGATTAAAATGATGAAACAAGTTGAAAAAGAAGAACAAACAATTAGTAATGTATTCCCTATGAGAAGTGAAGTTATACCAAAACACATAAGATTAGATACAACAACATTAGTTCATTTGCTTATGACAAAAAAACAAGGTAATAAAAGTGATTTTTTAACAAAAGGAAATCTAAAACGCAAAGAAGATAAAATATGGGATTTCTTTTTTAGAACTGAAAGAAAAATGTTTCATAAAAAATATTATAAATTTCATCACATGATAGAAACTGATGGCGTTAGTTGTTCTTTGCTATTATTGCGTAAGGATTTAATTGGAAAGAAATTACCTATGATGAAAAAAGGTTTATCAACCGAAACTTATATTGATGAATTAACAGAATATTCACAATTACAAAATAAAAAGATTGTAGCAATAGACCCTGGTAAGTGTGATTTAATTTATTGCGTAGATGATGATAACAAACAAGCAAATAAGTTTCGTTATTCACAAGACCAACGAAGAAAAGAAACCAAGAAAAAGAAGTATTCAAAAATTCAATTAGAACTGAAAAAAGAAAAGATAAATGGTAAAACGATTATAGAATGGGAAACTGAATTATCAAAGTTAAATAGAAAATCACTTAAAATTCAAAAATTCAAAGAATATATCCAAAAGAAGAGTGAAATAAATAACATATTATACAAGTTTTATGAAACCTATATTTTTAGAAAATTACGCTTACAAAGTTATAGAAATGCCAAGAAAAGCGAACAAAAAATGATTAACCAATTTAAGAAAATATTTGGTAATGAAAAAGACGTTGTTGTTTGTTTTGGCGATTACGAACAAAAGCGACACATGAAATTCAAAGAAGCAACCAAAGGAAAAGGAATGCGAACACTTTTTAGAAAAGCAGGATTTCAAACATATTTGGTAGATGAATTTAGAACGAGTTGTATGTGCTCCAAATGTGAAATAGGTATTTGTAAAAAGACGATGGTTAGGAAAAACCCAAAACCATACAGAACAGGAAACATTATTGTTCATGGACTGATTTGTTGTAAGAACGGATGCGGTTATTGGAACAGAGATGTGAATGGTGCTACAAATATTTATAAGA